GGTTGTCCGGTCTATGATGAAGGCGCAATGCAGGCATATGCTCGCATATACTATTCAAGCGAAGAGGCGTACTGGTATTACGGAGATGTTAAGATTCCAGTTCAGCGATGGAGTCGCGACGACCTCTATACTATTTACCAATAATCTGATAAAATTATAGATACTATGCCAGTTGAAAGATGCTCTGAGGGTGGCAAGCCCGGTTTCCGTTTTGGTGGTTCCGGTAAATGCTACACCTATACCGAAGGCAATGAAGCCAGTATGCGTGCTGCAAGAGACAAAGCTAGAGCTCAAGAGCGAGCAGCATACGCTTCAGGCTTTACTGGCAAGTCGGCTGACTTTGATGAAACAGAGTATGACTTTTTAGTAGATGTACTTCTTGCAGAAGAAGTGTTTACTTATGCAGACTTTTTACCAGAAACATCAGATAACTATGAATATCTATTAGATGTTGTAAAAGATATGCATATGCCGCCCGATGATCAAGAAGAGGAAGGGCATGGCAAAGATTATTTAGATCAACTAGACCCAGAAGAGCGCATGTTCGCAAATGCTCTTATTGCGATTACCGAGAAGTACGGTAAGTTTAACGCTGATGATGAAGGTGTTTGGGTCGGGTTTGAGTCTGGTGAGGAAAACGAAGATGCAGATATTGGTGTAAAGTGCGCAAACTGCGTGCTTCATATTGATGAAAAGAACTGCCGTATTCTTCAGCAGCAAATTGAGCCGGAGGGTAAGTGCCGTCTAGCCGTCATTCCTAAGGGTGTGGTCAACCCTGATGAGGATGAGGACGACGACATGGACGACGATGTAAGCAAAGTGACTTACGGTCGTCCGGGGAAAAATGATCCCCGTAAAACTCCGGCAAAGCCCTCTGAGAGAAGAAGCGGGTCAAGACGCAACCGTAGGGGTTCGGCTGAGTCTGGCTCTTCTGTCTCCTTCTCAGAGGCAGTCACAGGGTCTTTGAAGACCAAGATGGAAGCACATAACAAGAAGCATGGCGATGCCGCTTCAAAACGTGCTACAATGTCAGCATTGAAAGCTGTATATAGGCGTGGGGCTGGGGCTTTTTCCACCTCGCATCGTCCGGGTATGACGAGAGGTCAATGGGCAATGGCAAGGGTAAACGCTTACCTTTATCTGTTGCGTAATGGCAGACCTTCAAACCCAAATTACACAACAGATAACGATCTTTTGCCAAAGGGACATCCCCGAAGCAGTAAGAAGTGATAAGGAGATAAAAATGATCATTAATCTACCCTATGACAATGTGGAGACTATGAAAGCTCACCACATGGAAATGAAGTCATGGAACGAGGAGATGGCCAAACAACATCAGGAAGCTGCCATTTGGCATGAGCAGCGTGCTGAAGAGTTGGAGAAGGCTATGGTTCGAGTTCCACTTGAGCCAGAGCAAAAGCCAGCACCTAGCGCTGGTGGTGTTCGTGGTTCTTCAACGGATGGGCCAGACCCAGCAGCACCTGCTGCTACAAATGTGCCTCTTGATCCTGTAAAGAAGGCTGATTTGGTGTCCATTCTTGAGGACCATGCCGCTGAGTACGGCGACTTCGATAAGTCAATTGAAGAGATTGTTCAGCTTATTGCCGGTGAGTGATGGATGCCGTCCTAGGAGGTATCGTCGTTGCGTTAATAACAACGGTAGGTACCATCATGGTGGCAATATTAAATACTCTTAGAAAAGAAAATCGAGAAGATCACAATATTGTAAGAGATAAACTTCAAGAACTAAGAGAAGATGTCAAGCATATCGACAATAAATTGGATGATCACATTACTTGGCACCTAGACCAAGAGTGATATAATAAGTTCGTGGTAGACCCTCTGGCTGTAAGTATTTCGAAAGATTATTTACGGTGCGGGGGGTCTACCCATATGTGAGGGGAAATGGAGAAAAAATTTTATCCGGTCGTTGAAGTTTTTTGGAAAGACCACTACAGCATGGGCGACGAGTGGTATGATAAGGACGAAAAGCATGAACTGAGAATCCTTTCCGCAGTCGGCTACCTTGTCAGCGAAGACGACGAATATCTTTTTATCGCTAGCAATTACGACTTTGGAAACGACACCTATTCTGGTGGCACTGCGGTTCTCAAGAATTGTATCATTAAAAGAAGAGTAGTTTCAAAGGGAAAGTTTGATTATGATCAGTTTGCAGGAAAAGGAAAGACTTGTAAAAATTGTAAACCAAAGCCGCTTCCCTCATCGACCTGAACTTGGTCGTGCAGGCTACTGTGTAATCACAGGATACTTTAATGAGAAATCTCTCTTAGAGATTTGCAACTTCTATTCTATTACTAAAGAAGATGCTGAGTACTGGTGGAATGAGTTTGGTTTTGATTCAAGTATGGCTAAGCCAGTCAAGAAGCGTAGTAATAAAAAAGAAGAAGTTCTTAGCTTTATTAAGCAGAATGTAGGTGAAGCTCTTACCCCAGCCGAGATTGCTGAAGCGTGCGAGATTAGTATGCCTACAATGTACAACTTTATTAATAGCAATATTGGTTACTTTAAGAAAGTAAAGCGTGGTGTCTACGAAATTGTAGATGCTGATGAAGAGAGAAAGGCGGCTCGTCGTGGATGAAGTCATTATGACTCCAGAGGAAATGAGAGAAGAAATACGTAGGCTTAATAAGCTTAATGCTTCTTTAGAAGAAATTACCAATACCCATGTATTCGGTAACACTCAGATTGTAGACGAAGAAGGTGTTACCCTTGCTGTTCTTGAAGGTGACGTTAATCGTCATGTAATCAAGGAGGCAATTGAAATGCACATTAATTATATTCTAGAAAGGTTTTTGCAGCGTGAAGGTTGATAATACGTTTTATCCGGTGGGTTCTTGGGAACAGGCCGCTGATTCAACAGTAAAAGAGATCTATGATCTCGCTTTCAGCGATGGTCTTACAGATATTAATGTCATGGTCAAGATGATGCGCCATAAACTTGATGACATGATTAATATGACTGGCGGTTTGAAGGACACCACTTCCCCTGTTGTAGAGTATGCGGCTAGGCAAATGTGGGCTTTCCTTGCTCGCCACGCACTTATTATTTTGTCTAAGACTGGGAACAGACCAGACCCAGAACTATTAGTCGAGTTGTTTATCTCAAAGCAGCGAGATTATGGCTCTGAAAACATAGCAAAGTTTGGTACCGCAGGATTGCTTATTAGAATTCATGATAAGATTGCCCGCTTGGAAAACATCATGGATCGCTCAAGTGGAAACTTTAATACTGCTGTTCAAGTTAATGCGGTAGCCGGTGAAACAATTATTGATACTCTGCACGATGTTGTGGGTTATGCCACTATTGCTTTGATGTGGTTGAAGATAGATGTGAATGGTAATCGTGCATTTATGTATCCTTTAGCGGAGAGTGATGGAACCAGTTGATATTCGCTTTGGTGACTCTTTAGAACTTATCAAAGACGTTGATGACAATACCTTTGATTCTATTGTCACAGATCCACCGTATGAGATTAATTTTATTAATCAAAAGTGGGATAATAGCGGTATCGCTTACAACGTAGACTTCTGGTCTGAATGTCTTCGTGTTCTTAAGCCTGGTGGACACCTTCTATCGTTTAGTGCGTCCAGAACATATCATCGCATTGCTGTAGCAATTGAAGACGCTGGCTTTGAGATTAGAGACAGCCTTCATTGGATATACGGCAGCGGTTTCCCTAAATCAATTAGTTTAGGTACCCGCTTTGATGAAGGCACCGAAATGCATGAGAAATGGAAAGGTTGGGGTACAACCCTCAAGCCTGCTCATGAACCTATTGTGATGGCCCGCAAACCTATTAGCGTTCCTGTGTATAAGAACGTAGAAAAGTGGGGGGTTGGAGCTATTAACATTGATGATACCCGTGTCGGTGATGATGAGATTAAGATACAGGTATACAACAACTTTGGTGGGTTTGCAGATAGAGAACGGGTAGAAGGCATCGGTCCTGAGGACAAAGTGGTCACAGGCCGGTTCCCTGCAAACATTCTATTCAGCCATGACGTTAACTGCACACAAGAGCAGTGTGAAGACACATGCCCTGTTCCTATCTTAAAGCAGCAATATGCTGGAGCAGAAGATTTCTTTTACACAACATTTTGGGATACACTTTTAGATACACCATGTTTTAAATATGGGGTAAAAGCCTCCAAGTCAGAGAAAAACGCTGGCGGTATCAAAAACACCCACCCGACCGTCAAACCGGTGGAACTGATGCGGTACCTGATTCGTCTCGTAACACCCCCACAAGGCCGTGTGTTCGATCCTTTCCTCGGTTCCGGCACAACCGCCCTCGCCGCTAAATTAGAGAAACAGAACGTCACCGGATTCGAACTAACCGAAGAATACTTTGACATTATTACCTCCAGATTGGCAGACCCCGAAAAAAATGACTAACCAAAGGTTTGTCTTATGACTCACACATACGGTGCTCACACCTACACATGGGCCGGATTACAACGCCACGAAGCACAATGGTACGCCACCGCATGGCAAACCGCCCCCATCTTCTCCACATGCACACGCCGACAATACATGGCCTACATCATAGGCCAAAACAAACGCCTCATCTCACAAGGATACAACGGCTCAGCACCAGGACAAGGCCACTGCTCACAAGGCTATTGCCCAAGAGCAAACGGAACACAACAACCCGGAACACAATACGACAATTGCATCGCCATCCACGCAGAAGCAAACGCACTACTATGGGCAAACCCACAAACACGACAAGGAGCCACCCTCATCCTCAACGGCTCACCATGCTACAGTTGCGCCAAACTCGCCGCAGCATCAGGAATAACCCGCATCATAGGATACAACGACCCCACCTACAGTATGCAACCACAAATACAACAATACCTGATGAACAACAACATACAAATCAACCTGCTGAATGAAAAAGAAACCCGGCATATCCTCTCTACCTTCCATACAGACATACCACAAACTTACATTTAACCCCATCCCTAACCCCGCCTCATTTAATTGTCCTAAGGAACCCCACCCCCAACCCCCCAAAAAAATTTAACATATATTAAAAGAGGGCAATGCTTG